CCGTCCTCTTCTAGTTCAACCCCCTCTTGATACATTCTTAACTCAAATGGATTGTCCAGACCACCTCTATTGTATACAAACGCTTTTATACTTCCCTTGTCGCCCTTCAAACTAAATTTCTTCGTTACACCGGCTTTGGGTTTATTTTTATTCTTCGCAGTATCCGTGACCGTTTTAGGATCAATTGTGATTCCATAAAGTTTCTTTGCCATGTCAGCAATGTGTTGTATCATAGAAGAAAAGTTGGTATGATAAACATCATGCTTTTGTTTAGAAAACATCTTTTTCACAAGTTGTGTTCTCAAACCAGTGATGTCGATTCCAGTTTCACCAAACATTTGTTTGAATTTTTTTGTATGCACAGATGGTTTTGTCTTTCCTGTGGCATCGCCAGGAGCAGGGCCTGATTTCTTTGCTTTAAAGTGTGCATCACGTTTCTGTTTAGTGGACTTAGACAGTCCCTTATGATACTTTGCTGGTTGTGTACCCTTCTTGCCTTTTATGTCAGGGTCTTGTTTTTCATACCCATACGCACCCTCACTCTTATCTTTCTTATCTAAATATGCAGCAATGGCCATGTCTTTGCGTTTCTCTTTTGACTTACCTTTAAACTGTGGTGCATCAGACTTTTGAAAGTCGTCTATGTAATCGCCCATGTCGGCATTCTTACCAAGTTTCTCATTTATCTGTATCTGATCCACAAAACTCTTAAAGGACATAGTTTCATTTTGTGGTTTATATTCTGCGGCCAATTCTTTCGGTAACTTGCCCTTTTTAATTAGTGTATTAATGTATTCAACGAATCCTCTAGGGGATTGGTCATACTTTCTTGCAACCTCTGCTGCAAGAGCATTCGCAGTATTTGTTGTTATAGCACCAAAGTTTTTATCTCGTTTTCCAAGTTTCTTTTTTGCAAGTTCAATATAATCTTGGACCATATCCTCCATTCCTTTAGGGTGAGTCATCTGGTCAACTTTATTTTTTAACTTCAGATACCAAGCCATCTCATCAAGATTGTCTTCACGTAGTCTTGGTTCTCTACGATTCTTGGATGGGTCTTCATTACGTAGATTATCTGGTTCATTGTTCATCGGGTCATTATCTTTATGACCTACATCCATACCTATCTTAGTCTTATCTCCCATAACCCTACGTGCTTTATTTCGTGAGGATCGTCTTGCAACCTGTTCTGGACGTGAGTGGTAGTTGTCGTACTCTTTACGATAGTTTCTCTCATCAAGTGTAATCTCATGTAACCACACTTTATGAACCTTACCACTTTCATCGACAAATGAGAGATAGTTTGTACCTTTGCGAACAACCTCACCAGTGATACCTTTTGCTTCTACGATATCACCAGCATTCCATATCTTACCTGTCAGATACATGTCACGAACAGTCTCAAAATCAGTCATGTCACCCATGTCACGCTCTTCACGAATACCCATGTATTTGCGAACATCACGATATAGTTTTTCACCATCTCTGAAACCAGAGGGTAGACCTGTCATGAATGCGTCTTTGTCACCGTCAGCGGCCGCGGCTCGCATCTTGGATGCAGACATACCAGAGACATCCTCAGCATCAGGATCACGCTCTCCTGCTGAAACAACACTGATAGAATCAAACTCATAAAACCCGTGACGTTTACCTTCAACACCGTTATACTCATTAAGTAGTTTTTTGAACTCTTCAACTCTGTCAGAACCTACGACCATAGTGATGTTCTTGAAACCATCATCGTACAACTTAACGGCACAGTCAATCGCAGTCTTTACAGAACGATCTGCAACGATACTGTTACCATATCGTTTGAACATCCGTCTCATGTATGCAACTTTGAGAGAATGTGGTAGAGGATTCTTTTGTGGGTCTTGAGAGTGAGATGGGTATATGCGAAATGGATTAGAGCCAGAAACGGATGCTACTTTCTTGATCAATTTTTCGTGACCTGTGGTAGGCGGATTGAAGCGGCCAAATGTGAAAACAACTGTTTCCTTTTGCTCTGTCACCAAATCTTTAAAATTACGCATTTAACTTTGCCCTTGCAGCTTTAATTCTTTCTAGCTCTTTTTTCTTTAATTTGATTGCCATCTTTTTAGCAATTTTATCAATTTTACTTCCATATTTTGCCATAATTAGCTGATCAATCTTAACTTTTTGTTGGAGAGACATATCGTTATATGTTGGGTAAAATTTGTCTCTATAAGATTGAATGGCTGTTTTTCTTGCGACCTGAGCAAGTTTTGCTGGAGTACGCATCTTCAACATTGCTTTTTTCTTTTTTGCTTGAAATGCAGACGACCTGGCCATCTTAGCCATACGACGAGCTTGTTTTTTTCTCTGTACAACAGAGACGACTCTTTCACTGATAAACTCTGAAAATGTCTTCATTTGTCCCATGCCTTTATTGCTGTAAAGTTGTTAAACGAGAACTCCATACGATCTACAAGTTTAACTGCTCCACCACTCACCCTATCAATAGCAACGTAACCTTCGGGATTTGTCACCTTAAATCCATTTGATGTTTTAATAAAAGTATCTGTCAATCCCTTAACACTATTTAGTTTTTTTACGATTAGCATCTTCGCATCTACGAGTAAATTTTGAAAAGTAATCACATATTCTAGAACATTAACATACTTTTTAAACTCTCTCACCATCTCTTTCTGTAGATTCTCGTACTTTTTCTTACCCGCATCACTCTTTGCTTTGTCAATGAGTTTCTGTATGTGGTCTTGAACCCACAGTGGATAACCTTTTGCGTGTGTCTTAGCATTCTTAACTTTCTCACCCTTTCTCACCTTACTATTATTATACGTCTTGAGAGAGGCACCTTGCATATTACCTGTAAGACTATCCTGTAGTGCGAGAAACCTCTTGAGTCTTGCAGAGTTAATTCTTTGAAATGTTTTTCCTACATTTGATAAAATTGTAGTTACCTTCTCTGTTTCAGATTCAGTAAATGTTGCTTTGCCGGACAAATCTTTATAGCTTGCATCATCCATCCAAACACTATTGGTTTCGGTAAGTTTTGATATGTCTGCACCAAATGATGCCTTCATGTCCTGTAGTTCTCCACCTTTGTATGTGGTGTGCCAGACCACACCTATTTTTGTTCTTGCAAAAGTTCGACCAAGATCACTATTCACTGGTGCGGCATACACAATTGTGTTAGGTTGAAAGGTGTAATATCTTTCACCATCAATCGTTTCCGTTGATACATCTTCAGAGGTATACATCAGGTCTCCCTGCAAAACGTCCTTGATACCTAATTTAGAAAACTCTGCAAGGGCAACCTTAAATTTAGAGTTGAGAGTGCCTGATAGGTCGTCATCTATTTCTGCATCTGTCTTGTACAACTTTGGGCTTACATTAAACACAGATTTTTTTGCAACGAAAAACTTATTATCAGATGGGTCTATACCAGCAAATATCGCAGGGGCACCGTCCCATTTAACCGTCATCGAAACTGAACTTCTACTCGCACCCGCAAGCATATCTCGTAGTGACCGTAGGAAGTTGATAGCAGCACGTCCACCGTCTACTCCATAGTTTATGATCTCATCCTCCAAATGTTCTAGGTGAAGGTTCTTGCCAGCCTTTGATTCGGAGAGTTCTGCGAAACTAATCATTTTTTTCCACTCATAAGGTTTTTAAAAATTGGTGTTGCGGTTGCTTGAAATTGTGGTTCTGCTGTTTTTGATCCCTTATATCTTATCTCTAAATTTAAAAGTGCAGTCTTTCCATTGTATACCGTATAAAATAATTTTGCAGGAGCTTTCTCCTCTTTATTATACTCCCAAGGTTGTCTTTTTATATTGCCCTTTTTATCTAAAGTTCTGCCTAACTTGATATTATCTTCTTTAAATATATTTGTCAATGCTTCAATAGTTGAGGGCAAATCCTTTACTTCTGCTGGTTCTACACCAATCTTGTCTTTTTTTCTTTGACCAATACCAGTTAAAAGGTAAAAATCAAATTGACCAGACTCATCTAAAATAGGTTGCAAATCAACTTTAAAAATGAGTTTCATAAATGCAACCATCATATCTTTAGAGTCTTTTTCAAGAATTTTATTTACAGTCATCCAAAATATATTTTTTCGACCAGATGCTCCTCTGCCAGCAAGCATATCATTTGCAAAATCATTGGGTATTTTTGCGATTTCTTTTTTAAAATCTTTTTCACTTAGTTTCCGTATTGAACTATAATTTGTAGTTTTTTTGTAAGCAGCCACCATTCTTATGAAAAAAAGATTTTTTGCTCTCTCTATTCTTTCATAATCTTGAGAATCAATAAAATCTTTTAAAA